TTCATCCTTGCGTCAATTAATGGGACTATCGAATAGTCCAATTGCACGAGCCCCTCGAACCCAAGAAAAGGCACCGGCGTACAGAACGCTTTCAAGTTGAATTCCGCGTTCTGGATCCCCGGCATCACCCCCGGCTGGTTGAACGATCCTGAATAATCGACCCACTGCCCCGACACCATCGGGGCACCTTGTACTGGTGCAGTAATCGGCGACAGGCCCCCAGTCGCTACCTGTGCCGCAGACATCAAACACGCCATAAGTGGGGCACTCTTCCAGAGCTGGACGTATACTCTCGGCATGAATGCACGCCTAACTACACTAGTCAGCTCTTGTGCAATCGCACCTTGTGCTGGGATGATTCCCTGGCCAAGTATAGGCAAAGTAGCAACTCCTGAGACTACAACCGGCAGTCTATCTGATATGACGGGACCGTCCCGCTCCAGATATCCGGTTCGAGGTCAGCGACTCGTTGCCCGCGACCATGGCGAGACGACCACAGCTCGAGGTTCTCGGGTCTGTTGTCGTGGCGAATGCCGTTCCTGTGGTGCACCTATCTCCTGAATCCGGACGACAGATTCCGGTTCTTGAATTCACTGATGATGTTGTAGGCCGCGTCCATGGAAGCAGTTCTCGGGTCCGCGGCGAAGTCCTTGAACGCCATCGGCTTGCCGTCCCGTCCGCTGACGGTTGGGAAATCCCACTTGGCGCCCGGCCGCTCGCTCTGCGGCGGCGGCTGGTAGCGCGGATCCGTCTCCGGGTTCTTGGCTGCGTACAGCACTGCCGCGTCATCCCACGGGATGCCGCCCAGCCGGGTGCGCTCCTTGTCGATCTCGCCGATCTGCTCGTCGCTGTAGCGATCGCGCAGTTTGTCGCGCTGCCGCTCGTGTTTTTCCTTTTCCTTCTCGGCGGCGTGGCGCTGGCGCTCCTGGGCAATTTCGTTCTTGAGCTGCTGGAACTGGTTGTGCTGCACGACATCGGGGAACGACGCCCGCGCGCGCTGCGGGTCCACCCTGTTGACGAGCTGGGCCAGTCCGGGGCGAGTTTGTGGGTTATGGCCCAGCTCGTACAGCAGACTTGCCAGATCTGCCTGCTGTTCCACGCTCAGATCGCTCATCGCCGTGACCGCCTTGGTTTGGGGAAGGTCTTTCGCCCGTGCCGGCGCACCATTTTGCGACCACGCCGGGCCATCTCAGTACCTCCTGCCCTTGCGGGCTCTTCTTGCTTTTCGGCTGGCAGGCACCATGACCATTCGACGTCGTCGCGCCATTGCATCATCTCCTTTAGAACGCGCCCTGGATGGCGGTCTTGAGCGTTGCGTAATCTCCCTGCACCTGCGTCGGTGCGGCAGAGCCTTCGAGCAGCACCAGCGATATCGTCGGGTCTGCGGCGTACTGGGTGACCCAGATGACATGGGCGGGATTGACGGCAATGACCTGTCCGCCATTGACTTCGGTGAGTTCAATCAGCGTCATGGGCGGTACGACCTCCGGTCATCGTTCCCACTTCCTTGCGAAGCTTCCGGTCTGCGTGCCCATCCGTTTTTCGAGCTCACGCGCCCGCTCCGAGCGGCCCGGGATCAGCGGCACATCCGGCATCGGATTGACGAACTCGGTGAAGTTCTGCCGCGCGTTCTCGAGCCACGCCGTCGAGCGTTCACCCGGGATCGGGCAACTGCGACCGCTCAAATCGGCCTCCCCCGCACGGCCTGCGGGCCGCCGCGCTCGAGCGTCATCTTGTTGCGGTCCCACTTGCCGCGGGCCGCATCGGTGAAGCCGCCGAACTGCGAGTAGGTTGGCGGGTTTCTAAACTGCCCGTCCTCCATGCTGCGCTTCTGCAGGTTGCTGGTATTGACGCCTTTGGGTTTCAAGTAGTCCTGCGCCATGGCCGACTCCTTATTACTATGTGTCTACTGCGCCCCTTGCGGGAATCCCCCGCCCATTTCCGCCGGTCCCATGCCCGGCGGCGGTGCAGGCGGGGCTCCGCCTGCCCCTCCCGCCATTCCCGCAGGCGCCGACCCGGCAAGGGGTGACGGGGGCGGCTGCGCCATCCGCGCACGCGCGGCGGGATCGAGATCCTGATCGGCGGGTTTTCCGAAGACGCTGTTAAGACTGCGCAATGCGCCCATTACGCCGTTGAATTCCTTGGAGCCGGGGTCGAAGCTGAGCGCCGCCACCTGGATGTTGCGCATGCAGGCGCGGATTTGGGCCACGGCCGCAGCCTTCACCCCTGCTCCCTGTCCCGGACTGACCATCGGTGTTGGTCCCGGCCCGCCCGCCCCGCCGATGGGAGAGCCGGGGAGCCTGGGCTGGCCGCCCATGCCTCCCGGCATCATCATTCCTGGTGTGGGACGCAGCGCCATGCACGGGAAAATACACTTAATACCACGTCTTGCATAGATCAGTTATATCAACACCAGAGATAGCTGCTGTATCTCCTTGCCGCGCATGAAAAAAACCGGCCACGAAGGGCCGGTTAGAGAGCGCGGATATGTGGGGTGGGAACAGGCCTTTAGCGGCGGCCTCGCCGGTGACGCCTGCGGCGTTCCTGGGCATTAGCGAGGAGCTTAGTCCACATCAACATGTGCGTTCCTTTCGGTTGCGGGCACTGCTGGACCCTTGCGCTCCTTATTATACAGGGGGTTGTGCAGGTGAGCAAATGTAGAGAGTATGCGTCTGCGTCTAAGTGTCGGAATTACATCTAACAATGCCAGCGCCGGCAGCAGGCGGGAGCAGTCCTGCTCGGCCTCGCGCAGCGCCCGCTCAAGCTCGGGCAGCGGCCAGTGGCAACGCACCAAAGTCCGCAGGCATCGCAGTTGTGCGATGCGCTCCGCAGGAGCGACATCTTTTCTGAACGGCCCGAAGGCCTCAGCGGTGCCCGCCATGCCCCGCGGCCTTCTTGCCGGTGATGACGGCGATTCTGTCTTCCGGCGGCAGCGACTGCAGCATCTGCGCCTGCTGGCGCTGCTGCATCTGGAGGCCGTGCAGGATAGCGTCCCGATTCGGCGGGTGCAGCATGCGCACCAGCATTTCCTTATCGATGGCCGCCGCCTTGATCAGCACCCCGGCCATTTCCCTGGCATCATCGATGAACAGCGGCGAGTGCGCATGTGCGGACACTTTCATCCGCAGCTGCGTGGCGATCTGCGCCGGCAGGAAGGCCGGCGCCTCCTGCGGGATGATGGGCGTATCATCGTTCTTCATCATCAGCTTGACGCCGACGTCACCGATGCGGGTGAGCGAGGGTTCAAGGGCTAACGCCGCCTTCTTGATTCTCCCTGACCCTGTCCTCGCGGCCTGCTGCGCATGCGCTTTTGACCGAACGCCTTCCGCGCCCTGGCCCATGATAACGTCGGTAAGACCGCTCGCCTCAAGGAAAAACTGACCGATCTCGTTGACTTCAGCAAATAGATCAGGAGGCATCTGCGGATGTAATTCTTCGACTTTGGCGTTTGGCATTTGCTCGAGGATATAACTGTCGGCTTCGCCGAAAGCTGCGAACTTCTCATCGGAGATGCCTGCCATACCGGTCCCGACGCGTGGGGGATACGCCTGACGATCCAGTATGTCGGCGATCTGCTCCATGCGTTCATTGAGCCAGTCCTGCAGTCCGGTGAGCGCATCGATGTGGGCCTCTCCCCAGTAGTAGTTCCACTTCCGGTAGGGGCAGATCCTGGTGAACGGGTGTTCTCCCGGCAAAAACGGATTGCTCTGCGAGATAGTGAAGTCATCATCGCCCGGCGCGTCGGTATCGAACAGCGACACCAGTTCGCCGTCGCCGACGCGTCGGCGGCGTCTGCGGACGCGACGGGATTTCTCTTCCAACAACTTGCGCATCTTTGCACTGCTCATCATCGCCGCGACGGTCCGCTTGGAGTCTGCAATCACAATGTCCGGCTCGATGACGTGAAAGATTCTGTAATCATTGGTCGTGGAGTCCCACGCCCACAGTTCATCGAACAGCACCATGGGATGTTGCGTTCTGGCCTGATAATTGTCTGTCGGTGTGTAGTCTGGATTCACCGATCCGATCATATTGCCTGAGAGGTTCATGCCTCCGGTACCGGCAATAATGAGTCTCGTCAGCATATCCGGGAACGGCATCGGCCGTGCTTCCTGCACGGTCGAGATGCGCTCGATATCGCTGCCGCGGCCGGCGCGAACCAGCCGCTGTACCGCATCGTAGTATTCCAGCGGGTACGTATGGCAGAACGCCTCCTGTGCATCCAGATTCGGAATGTCCTCACGAAACACACCGAATTCAGCCGGCGAGATAAGCGTCGCATATCCTTCCTTGGCGACTTCGTTCCATCCCTGTTTGACATGCATGGTGTTATAGACAAGCGACCACAGGATGCCGTCCATCATCAGGTCATTGAGGCCCCACGCCTGGAAGTCCTCATTGAATTCGTCCTGCAGGGCGATCACCTGGCGCACCACCTGCTCGGGCGCATTGGCCTGGGCGGCGATCTGATAGAACGCATGGTCGGGGCTGTAGAGAAAGCTGCTCACCAGATCGAGGTGGCTCTTGATCCGGTTATACCTGACCGGATCGGACCCTGCGGCGCCGAACAGATAGTAGCGCTCTCGCCGATCGCAGACATGGGATCGGTCCCGCTGCGTTTCCTTGCAGCGCTGGATCAGCCACATCACGCGGGCGCACAAATCATCCCAGTTATCGGGGAAGATCATACATCACCAAGGCCGGCTTCGCCGGCTCCGACACTAGTTGCTTCATGGGGCAGCTCTCAGCAATGGTGCCAGCACCCAGTTAGGGGCAAACGGCTGGCGGTTGGCCCAGTCCTCTGCGACCTTGGCGGACTCGAAGGGACCGTAGAAAGAAAAGCCTTCGTTCACGCTCCCCGTCGCTATGATCCAATCCTGATCGCTCACGGCTTATACGCTTTCCGCATCGTCTTCCAGTTACTTGCCCCGATCTGCGGCCCTGCCTGGAATTGCGGGGTGAGCTGCTTCTCGGCCTCCATCTTGACCTTGAAATCGACCTTAGACCTGCTGGGCTCGCAGGTGGCTCGTCCGCCGGTATGGAATGGTGCGGCAAATCCGGGGGCGAAGTTCAGCACCGGGCCGTCCGCGACCGGCATATCATGTTTGGGCATGGCGCGCCCGAGTGTCCTGCTGGGCGAATTGCCCATGTCGCTCATGCCGTAAGACTTGGCCAATGCCTTCAGGCTGGCATCCAGCGCTTTCGTGGTGCCGACATGTCCTCCTCCCGGCACCCACCCCACCGCGACACAGCCGCAGGCGGGGCAGGCGGGCGCGCCGTCCCATGAGTCGAAGGAGTGCCGGCAGCGTTTGTTCTTACATTGCCACGAGCGAAGGACCATGCTAATCACCCACTGTAGTACCCCATACTACAGCATGATGACTAAGCCGCTGCTGGCCCCTCCACGGCGGCTTATTCTTTTGGGCTGGCCAGCTCCAGCCAATGTCTTATATTCCGTTCCCACGCCCGCCGCATGACCAGCGGATCGGACGACATCTCCTCTTCGAATGTCACTTCCGGAGCGCGTGCCCAGCCTATTCTCTGGAACACTTCGTTTTCAGACGGCGACAGCGATTTGAACCACAATCTGCCGTTCTGGACGCTTGGGCGGAAGTCGCGATTAGCGATCAGCTTGCTGAGCACGCCGTGGCGTTCATCGATTCTTCCGAGGCCTGTGGCTGGTAGTCCGCGGGTGATATTCTGATTGGCGGCCGGTGGCGAAGGTCCGCGCTGCAACAACGGCTCCACGCTGTTCCATCCGATGGCTGGCGGTTCCGCCGCCATCGACATCGGCACGCGCACCGCCGGTCCCGGCACCTGTGGGGCGCCGCCGTAATACTTCCCACTTCCTCTCACTGCCGCCAGCGCATCGTGCAGCGGCTGCGGCAGCAGGGGATGCAGCCAGGAGGGGAGCAGCGGGTCGTCATCATTTGGCAAGTGGCGGCACCTCTTTGAAGCCGATATTCTGGCGGCGCAGGAATCCGGTGATGATTCTGTTCACCTGTGATTCACCGTGGTTCTTTTCGACCACCGCACTATGTTCCTTGGTCATCCGCATGTTCATCAAGCGGGTACGCAACCATTTATTGTACGCCTCCCAGGCGAGTGCGCCGGCGATCACCCGGTCATCCTTGGCGGCGCCTTCGGCCGAAATATATCCACCATCATTGATGATCCTTCTCATTTCCTCCAGCATGGGGACACTGCGGATCTGCACCCTGCCGAGCTCGAAGGCATCCTTGAACCTTGCCATGATCATGGGTTTGAGCTGCTCGCTCATGACCCACTGATACACCATGTCACCGGACCCGACGTTATCAATGCGCTGATAGAAGAAGTGATGCATGCGGTTGAGGCAATTGCGGAGTTCCTGATTATCCGGGGTGGGGGCCATGTGCTGCAGGTCGCGTTTGACCTGTTGCAACTCGGCGAACACCGCCTTGCCGGGTCCGTTCATTTCCAATATCACCCTGCATTCCGTCTGCCCATAGAAGCCGGCCAGGTGAGCGAGCACCCACGCCGTCTGATACATACTCAAGCTGCTACTGGCGAACTCGGCGACCTGCTCCATGCCTTCGGCGAATGCTCTCCACACCTGAATGACGTTTTTGTCCGCGGTATCGCTCGAGCCATAAGCGGGATCGCAAGACAGCACGTAGTATCCGTATCGGCTTGCATGCTGCCACAGCAGGAGCTCGGCATCGCGATACGGATGAGACACGACCTGTATCGTCTCCCACTTATTGCCCATCCTGTACCTGTACTTCATCGCCCCGAAGTGGCGGGCGGCCCGGATGGCTGCCGTGAGGTCGGTGCTGTGGAAGTACTTGGCGCCCGTCGCTTGGAAACAGTCATCCGCCGTCCACGGGACTTCCTGGTCCATGAGCGCTTGGTCGTTCTGTTTCTTTTCGCTGAGATGCCACCTGTACCACGCCAGCTGCTGCAATGAGACATCGTAGCCATATTCCGCCTTCACTGCACGCACGCGCTCGCGTTCCAGCCTGGTAATGGAAGCGTCGGGCATAAAATACTTGTAGAACGGATGATCGGTGGCGAACTGATTGCGCTCATCTCTCCACCAACCAACGAAAATGCAGCGCTTTGTCTTTGAGCGCAGCGCATCCTGCCACTGCTCTTCCCACCAGTTAAAGCCGTTAGCTGTTGTCTCTTGTATGCTCATACGGTGAGGATAGATGGTGGAGGTCGTGGATTCGAATGCAGCAACGTCTTCCTCGTTCCCGTAGAACGCAGCCTCAGTCATATGCACGTAGTTGGAGGCACCCGACCGCCCGAGGCCGCCCTTGCGGTTTTCCTGGGTCCCTGCTATCAAGTAGCGGAACCGAGAGCCATTTTTCCAGGCAATAATGTTACGGTTGTGATGCAACAATTCCGGCTTTAGCCGAACCATCTGGCCACCGATGCGAGCTTTGCGCGGAATCTCATCGTAGAAAATCTCGATCGTGTTCCTCCAATCATCGCGAGCCTGCTCCTGGTGTAGTATGAAGGTTCCAAGCAAACCTTTATGCTCAAATGCCCAGAACACGTCTAAAGCAATAAAAAACGTTGTGCAGCCGCACTGACGATTTTTCAAAATCAGAAAATCTGTTATCCCGTCCGCCTTTCCCTTGCACAGCTCGTCGAGGATATACCATTGGCTGCCGAGCAGCCTGAATGGGACGACACCCATGTCCTTGCTGAGAATCTTCAGCTTGGACACGAATTTCAGGAAGCGCTCGCGCGGGAACGGCGCGACCTGTCCCCGCGAGAGCTTACCGATATCAAACGCGGAATCTGCCGCGGCGTGCATCAGGTGGCCTTGTGAGTGCGTCGGCGATTGACCAGCCATTTTTCAGGCGGCTCTTCAACCGAGGTTGAGCTTAGATATCTTCTCTCCGCTTGAAGTGCTTGCACCACATGCGCGGGTCGATGGCACCCTCCACCATGGTACACACCCCTATCCGATAATGGGCGCACATGCCGCAGCGCTCGGCCGAATTGGATGGCTCGCTGTAATTCGCCTGCTGTTTGGTATCCTTAGCCATCACGGTTTCCCCACAGCCTGCGCAATCGCTCCACTTCCGCCTCCAGCTCCGCCACGCGGGCGCGTTCAGCTTCCAGCATATTGCCGCGAACACTGACTTCCATCTTGAGCCGCTCGTTCTCGGCGCGGAGGTCGGCAGCCTCCGTGCGCAGCCTCTCGACGATGTCGCTCACGGCTTCCTCGCAAATGGCGGCACCTTCCCTCCCTCAGGCGAGCTTCGCTCGCTGGACGTGGTCCGTACCGGATCTGTGTGAGATTCCGGTAAGGGCCTGCGGTCCACCGACACTATTTGCCTTTGGCAAATGGCATTGGCGGCATGCCCTCCGTGCCCTTCTCGCGTTCCCTGATCTTATCGACCAGCATCATCCGCTGCTCGTACTCCTGGGCCTGCCGGCGGAAGCGCATCACCTGGCGCTCGGCCACCCTCTCGGCGCGCGTCCTCCTCATCCCGGCCATCTCCTCGAGGATTCGTACCTTGCGCATTGAGTTGTGCTCCGTAAGGCGCGCCATTCTTCGCGCTCATCAAGAGGGCAAGCGCAAGAGCTGCCCGCGCTCTGCCGTCCCACACATCGTTATCCGGCAGTTCCTCGTTCGCCAGTATTGCCATCGCGCGGTCAATCCAGTGATGCAGCCGCTCGATTTCGTCTGCGACCTCCTGTGCGAACTCATGCATGGCGCGCCGCAGGCTGTCGCTCATGTCGCTCATAGCCTCTTTCAGCCTTTCCGCAGCATATCACTTGCCAATCGCAGTTCCCACCGCAACTCTTCGATCTCAGCGATCGCATCTCTCACGGTGTTCTTATCATCACGCAGGCGTTCGATCTCGTCCGCGGCCTCATTGAACCGGCGAACCACATATTCTTCGCGCATTCCTCTGTCGCCGGCTGCGTAATCTCGCAGAAAGTCAACGATGTCATCGTAGCTCATAGTCCGGTCGTCCGCATGTTTCTCATGCCAGTTGCCTCATTGCGGCGCGGCCGATGAACTCATCACGCTATTTCCGTCAGCAGTGGCGCGTCCTCGTAGATGCGGCGTCGTGCCATCGCAGCATAGTTGGCATTCAGCTCGATGAGGATCGCATTCCGCTGCAATCTGTCCGCCACTAGCCCGGTCGTCCCCGCGCCTGCGAACGGATCGAGCACTGTCCCGCCGCTCCTGCACCCCGCCTTGATGCACGGATCGACCAGCGC